GTATCAGCTATTAAAGAAGTCTTTGATAGAAGTGATGGCAAAGTAATGCAAGAGAGCAAAATCTCTGGTGACTTAGATGCTCCAGTGATAATTCAAGTCATTACTGGCATAGACGATAACGATAAAATTGAATCGTTAGATGATGACTAAACAGAATACTACTTATATACCTAGAAAGCCTCAACGACTAATACATAAGTCAGTAAAGGAAAATAGATTCTCGGTTGTAGTAGCCCATCGCCGAATGGGTAAAACGGTTGGTGCAATTAACCAATTAATACATAGTGCATTAAATTGTAAGTTAAAGAATCCACGATTCGCTTACATATCCCCGACTTATAGCCAAGCTAAAAGAATTAGTTGGGACATGCTAACAGAATATACAAGACCATTAGGTTCAGTTAATAACATTGCAGAATTAAGATCAGACTTTACTGGTAGAAGAATTAGTTTATATGGCGCAGATAATATTGACGCACTCCGAGGTATATATCTTGATGGTGTAGTGATTGATGAGTATGCCCAGATTAACCCTAGTTTATTTAGTGAGATTATAAGACCCGCTATTGCAGACAGAAAAGGATGGGTGCTATTTATAGGAACACCTAAAGGTCGTAACCATTTTGCTACATTAAGAGATAAGGCAAAGTCTGGAACTGATGGATGGAATCTATTAGAATTTAAAGCAAGCGAAACTGGTTTAGTAGACCAGGAAGAACTAAACGCAGCACAAAAAGAAATGGGGGAGGATAAATACTCACAAGAGTTTGAGGTTAATTTCCATACACCAGTAGAAGGTGCTTACTACGGAACTTTAATTAATGATCTAGAGTTTAAAGGCCAGATTAGTGATAGTGTTCTTCGTGATGATATATGCAAAACATTTGTAAGTTGGGATTTAGGTATGGGCGACAGCACGGCACTTTTTGTATGTCAAGTTGCTGGACAAGAATTACATATTATAGACTTTCTAGAGAATCATGGACAAGGTCTAGATTATTATGTGAATTGGTTAAAAGATAACCGATATAACACAGCAGAACAATTACTTCCACACGATATACAAGTAAGAGAACTAGGTACAGGCAAATCAAGACTAGAGGTGTTGCAAGAATCAGGGTTAAATTGCAGGGTTGTACCCAAGCTAGGAATAGATGATGGTATACAGGCAGTTCGCCGTATGCTACCAAGATGCTGGTTCAACACTAAAGTAAAAGATGCAGTTGATCTATTAAGAAACTACCGCAGGACATATGATGAAAAACGAGATGTGTTTTTTGATAAGCCTTTGCATGATTTTACAAGTCATGCTGCTGATTCATTTAGATATTTAGCAATAGGATTAAACGAAACAGATGATGGTTGGTCTAAACCTTTAGAAATTAACAAACAATGGATAGTATAAATAATGGCATACGATAAAAAAAGCATGAATAAAGATTCAGATGAAAGCCGAGAATTAGTAAATATTATTGGCTCTCATGTTGATGACTCATTAGGATTTATATCTACTGAAACATCTTTATCTAGGCAAAGGGCTCTAGAGTATTACCAGCGGGAGCCATACGGCAATGAAGTAGAAGGACGCTCATCTATTGTTACTGCAGAGGTAGCTGAGGCAGTTGATGGAGCACTCCCTCAAGTATTAAAAGTATTTACCCAGTCAAAGAACGCAGTTGTATTTGAACCTGTTAATGAGGGGGATGGCGAGGTAGCCGAACAAGCAACACAGTATATAAATCATGTGTTTTATAAAGACAACGATGGCTTTTCTTTACTCCATGATATGTTTTGGGATGGTTTAGCTCAAAAAGTTGGAGTGCTTAAATGCTACTGGGATGACAAGAAAGATGTTACTAAAGAAAAATACGAGAACCTAACAGAAGACGAACTTGCAATGATTATGCAAGACGAAGAAGTTGAAATAGTAGAACAAGATGTTGTTGAAGATGTTATAGAACAAGACCCTCAACCAATGATAGACCCACAAACTGGACAACCACCTGTTGATCCTATGACTGGACAACCTATGATAGATGAGATGGGTATGCCAATGATGATGGAAGTACCACCTATTATCAACACATATTATAATGTGAAATGCAAACGCACAAAAGATTTCTCTAAAGTTAAAATTGAATCAGTTGCTCCAGAAGAATTTTTAATTGATAAAAGAGCTACTAACATTGAAGATGCAGATTTTGTAGCACAGAGAAGTTTAGTTACTCGTAGTGATTTAATTGCTATGGGTTACGATAAGGATGTTGTAGCAGAACTATCTGCTGGTGATACTTTAGATTTTACTCCAGAAAGAGTTGCAAGGTATTCAGCAGGTGAAGAACCATTTAATACTAATAACTCTGAAGATGAAAGCATGGAACGAGTTGAGTATTACGAGTGTTATGTAAGAGCAGATTTAGATGGTGATGGGATAGCAGAACGCCATAGAGTTTGTTATGCAGACAACAAAGTGCTTATGCACGAAGAATGTGATTATCAGCCATTTCATAGTGTATGCCCTTTTCCAATACCACATAAGTTCTTTGGTGAATCATTAGCTGATCGCACAATGGATTTACAATTAATTAAATCTACTATTACTAGACAAATGCTAGACAATTTATACCTAACTAATAACTATCGTGTTGGCGCAGTTGAAGGACAAGTTAATCTTGATGACTTATTAACCTCTACAGCAGGTGGTGTAATTAGAATTAAGAATCCTAATGCTTTAGTACCACTTACAGTTCAATCTAGTGCTGGACAATCATTCCCTATGCTTGAGTATCTAGATAGTATACAATCTAAAAGAACAGGTGTCAGCGAAGCATCACAAGGATTAGACCCTAACATATTACAGAATGTAACAGCTACAGCAGTTGCCGCTATGACAAGTGCAGCGGGTGGAAAAATAGAATTGATAGCTCGTATCTTTGCTGAAACTGGCGTGTCATCTTTATTTAAAGGCATCTTACAACTTGTATGTAAATATCAAGATAAAGAAAGAATCATTAAAGTTAATAATGATTTCATTCCTATGAATCCTAGAGAATGGTCTACTGAATATAATATAACAGTCAATGTTGGACTAGGTAATGGTAGCAAGGGTGAGCAATTAGGTGTTATGCAAATGGTTCTTGATAAGCAAGAACAGATGCTGACACAATATGGTCTTAGCAATCCATTAGTAAGCCTTAAGCAATACAGAGATACATTAGCTAAATTTGTAAACATGGCAGGATTTAAAGATGAATCTAGTTTCTTAAAAGATATATCACAAGAAGAATCAGATCAATTAGCTCAACAACAAGCAGAAAGTCCACAGACTGACCCTAATACTGAAGCAGCTAAAATACTTGCACAAGTAGAAAAAGAGAAAGCTGAAATGCAGATGCAAGCAAAAATGGCACAATTAGAAATGGACAAGCAAGAACTTGAACTTAAAGTGCAAAAAGAAATGCTTGAGCTACAACAGAAACAAGCACAGTTTGAAGCAGACATGGCTATGAAAGAAATGGAGCTAATGCAAAAGGCACAAAATGATAGTGCAAAAAATGATGTATCTCAATCTAAAGAACTTATAAATGCTTTAGACAAGATCAATAACATTGCAGGAATGTAATGGATAAAAAAGCTGAAATTAATAGCGTATTAAATACTGTGTCATTTCTTAATGAAATACAAGATATGATTAAAGAGTGTTACACAGAAATAGAAAACTCTAATCCAGAAGATGTAGCTATAAGAGAAAGAGCTTATCACAGGATTAAAGCAACAAATAACATGATGACTAGACTTCAATCTGTAGTCGATAGCGACAAGATTAAGGATAAATCATGGACAATATTATAGGCATATAGCCTGTATGGTAATGCCACACCTAGATGGCGATTAAGGAAATACAATGAGTGAAGAAACCACGACTCCAGAAGTTGGAAGTGGGAATGATAACCCTATAACAATAGATGATGCAACATCTGCATTTGAGGGTATGTTATCCGCACCAGAGGACTCGAAAGAGCAACCAACTGAAAAGGAAGAAGATACACAAGAAGCAGAAGTAGAGGAAACAGAAGAAGAAGATGTAGAGTTTGAAGCTGAAGAAGCTGATGATGATACAGAAAAATCTGAAGATGACTCCGAGATTGAGGATGAAGAAGTAATTGAGGAAGAACAAACTTTCACAGTCAAAGCGGCTGGTGAAGAAAAAGAAGTTACCCTTGATGAACTTAAAAAATCTTATCAACTTGGCAGCGACTATACGAAAAAGACTCAAGAAGTAGCTGAACAGCGTAAGGTCATAGACCAAGAAGCTAAAGCTATTATTGAAGCTAGAAAAGTTAGGGATGACTATGCTCAACGACTTCAAGCAGTTGAACAATTCTTGGTTGGCAGTAATGACAGTCCAGAAGATTTAGCAGCTATGAAAGAGAACGACCCAATAGGATATGCAGTTAAGGTCGCAGAAATGACCGAGAAAAAAGACCAACTACAACAAGTAAATGCTGAAAGACAACGAATTGCTCAAGAGCAAGAATCGGATAGGTCAGCAAATATGCAGAAGTATGTAGAAGGCGAAGCACAAAAGCTGACACAATCCTTGCCAGAGTTTTCAGACAAGGCCAAAGGCGAACAGATCAGAAATGAGATTCGCAATTATGGAAAAAAGGTAGGTTTCACAGATGATGAGTTATCTCAAGTCTATGATTCACGCCATGTTTTAGTGTTACACAAAGCTGCACAATACGATAAATTAATGGCAGGTAAAGCTGGCGTTAAAAAGAAAGTAGCTAATGCTCCCAAGACAATGAAAGGTGGAGCTAAAGTAAAGCAGACTGTAACAGATAGAACTAAAAAACAACACAAGAGGTTACTGCAAACTGGTGATGCCAGAGATGCAGCAGCTTTATTTGAAAACTTTATTTAAGGAAAAATAACAATGGCAGCATTTCATACTTATCAAGCAATTGGTATTCGTGAAGATTTATCTAACACGATTTACAATATTGCTCCGACAGAAACTCCTGTAGTTTCTTCTATCGGAAAAACTAAGGCAACAGCAACTCTCCACGAATGGCAGACCGATACGCTCGGAGCCGCAGCTAACACAGCATTAATTGAAGGTGCAGATGCAGCAGCATTTACAGCAGTACCTACAGTTAGAGCTACTAACAGAACACAGATTATGGGTAAAACAGTAAACATTACCGGTACTCTTGATTCTGTTGATCTTGCTGGTAGAAAAACATCCACTGCTTATCAATTAGCCAAAGCAGGACAGGAGCTAAAACGAGACATAGAGTTTGCTGTTCTTGGTAACATTGCACCAGTAACATCAGCAGGTGGTGCAGCACCAAAGATGGCTTCTTTACAAACTTGGATTAGAACTAATTGGACTTCAGTTGGTACAGTAGCGGCAGGCGCTCCAGCAGCTCCAGCAGCCCCTCCAGGTTCTGCAATTAGAACTAAATCAGCAGCAGCTAACACAGCAGCGTTTACAGAAGCATCTTTAAAAACTGCTATGAAAGCAGCGTTTAATGCTGGCGGTACTCCAACTATGTTGGTTGTTCCACCTAACCAGAAAGTTAAAGTATCAGCTTTTACTGGTATTGCAGCTAATCGTGTTTCTACACCTAATGCAGGCACTACTACAAAAGCAGCATCTATTGTAGGTGCAGCCGATGTATATTTATCAGACTTTGGTATGCTTTCAGTAATTCCAGAAAGATTTATGACTTCTGATTATGCAGCAAACAATGGTGAACAAGCTCTTATTTTAGACCCAACAATGTTGGCTCTAGCAACATTAAGACCTTTCCAGTCTAACCTATTGGCTAAAACTGGTGATGCTGAAAAACATCAAATGCTTACAGAACTAACTCTGCAAGTAAGTAACGAAGCGGCTCATGCAATCGTTGCTGATTTAACAGCTTAATTACACATTAAGTATTGATATAGCCCACTTCGGTGGGCATATCTTTTAAGGATAATTATGGCAGACAATAAGAAAAAATTTAAAAGTGCTTGGTCACAACCAATAAAATACAGACACCAAATAAAACACGATGACCATGATAATGATGGTTATGTGATAGAAACAAAACAAGATGTAACAGATATTATTGAAACAAACAAAGAAGAAATTATTACTAAATCCACAGGGTGGGGTGATGATATGTTTGACAATAAGATTGCATCTATACCAATGACAGTTATTGATGACTTAAACCATAAACAGATTATGCAAGGATTTCAAATATTAGATATGAAAAAGTTTAAAGAATTTTTAAACCATCCAGACAATAGGTTTTTTAGAACAAAACAGGGCAGAATATAAATGGCATTTTTTAATGATTACGCAACACTGCAAACTACAATAGCTAGTTATTTAGCTCGTAATGATCTGACTGCAACCATACCTGAATTTATTAGGTTAGCAGAAAATAGATTGAGCAGAGATTTGCGTATAAGACAAATGTTACAAATAGCAACAACTACTATTGACTCTACTGATGGAACAGTAGAAATACCAGCAGATTTTTTAGCTATGAAAGATATACATATATCTTCTAGCGATCCTATACAGACTGTTACATTCCAATCACCTAGTAATTTCTTTAGAAATACAAGAGCGTTAGCGTCAGGATTACCTTCTTTTTATACTGCATTAGGTAGTGAATTTAGATTTGCTCCAATTGGATCTGCAACAGATAAATTACAAATGCTCTATTATGTGAACCCACCACATATGAGTTCAACAGTTTCATCAAACCTCTGGTTAGCAAATACACCTGATTTACTGCTTTACGCAGCACTTGGTGAAGCAGAGCCTTTCTTGATGAATGATGAGAGATTAGCAACTTGGTCAGCAATGTATGACAGAGGAGTTATCTCTTTAAGTAAATCAGATGATGAGGGGGAATTTCCTGCTCATCCAATGTCAATAACAACAACTACGAGGTAAATAAAAATGGCAAATATGTCAAATGTTTTAGAAGTACAACTTCTAAACGCAACACTAAATGGAGTAGCATACACAGCAGTAAATAATCCATATATTTCTTTATGGACATCAGACCCAACAGATGCAGAATCAGGTACAGAAGTTTCTGCTTCAGGAACAGCTTATGCTAGGATTGCTTCTTCTTTTGCAACAGCTTCTGGTACTTCAGGCGTTGTTCTTTCAAACGCAGATGCAACTTGGTTAGCAGCAACAGGTGGTGGCTTTGGAACAGTAGGATGGATTGGTTTACATAGTGCAGCAACAGGCACAGGTAATATGTTGTACCACACAGCTCTAGACGCTACCAAGACAATTGATGCAGGAGATATTTTTAAAATTACTACTGGCAATTTATCAGTAACATTAGCATAGAGGATTAATCATGGCACTTGTATTTAAAGACAGAGTCAAACAAGTAACAACAACAACTGGTACAGGCACAGTCACGCTTGCAGGTGTTTCTGATGGATTCCAAGCATTTACTGTTATTGGCAATACTAATACTACTTACTACACAATTGTAAGTGGTGATAACTGGGAAACAGGTAGAGGTACTTATACTTTATCTGGTACTACATTATCTAGAGATACAGTTATAGAATCTAGCAACAGTGGTTCTAAAATCTCACTATCTGGTGAAAGTGAAGTGTTCTGTACATACCCTGCTACCAAAGCTGTGGTACAAGATCTAAACAATAATGGAACTGCCCCACAACTTCTAGCATCTAATGGTATATATCAAAATTCAAACACAGTAGGAACAAGCATAACGCTTGAAACTAATCATAACGGAATGTCAGCAGGACCAATTACTGTAGCAAGTGGTATTACAGTAACAGTCCCTAGTGGCTCAAATTGGGTGGTAGTATAATATGGCGACAATAATAAATGCAGACACAAGCACAGGATTAAATCTAACATCAGATACTTCTGGAGTAATATCTTTCCAGTCGGCAGGTGTTACAAAAGGTGGAGTTAATTCTACAGGTCTTACTGGAGATGGCTCTCAACTAACTGGAATTGCTAGTGGAGGTGTAACCCATTTAGGAACTATGACTACAACTTCAGGAACATCACAAACGATTACAGGATTAGATTTTACTGATTTAAACATGTTAATTTTTATAGTTGCACAATGTAGCCATTCTGATGGTACAAGTAGAAAATTATCAATAGGTGTTGCAGGAGGAGCAAATTTAGCTATAGGAGATGCTGTTGCAGCAGGAAATTGCTCTATAGGACAGTACATACTTGATTTAAGATCAAATATAGGTCATTTCCCACAATCACCAGGTAATGCTCCAATTACATCAGGCTCTGATTTTGTAGGTGGAGGTACAGGACATGCTCGTTACTTAATAGGAACAAATTTAAGAACCTCTTCAAGCACATCAGTAACTGTT